TACAGACGGCCAAGGCGCGGTGTTGCCACTACCCCAGCGGGCACAGCCTCCGATGGCCTCCAGCGGCCTGCTGCAAGCCAAGGCGGGTGCTGCCGAGGACATCAAGTCGGCCACCGGCCAGTACAACGCATCGCTGGGCATGACCAGCAACGAGCGTTCTGGCAAAGCCATCTTGGCCCGCCAGCGCGAAGGTGACATTGGCACCTACCACTACGTTGACAACTTGGCCCGTGCGATCCGTCACATTGGCCGTCAACTCGTGGACCTGATCCCCAAGATTTACGACACCGAGCGCATTGCCCGCATCATTGGTGAAGATGGTGAGCCATCGACCGTCAAGATGAACCCGATGCAGGAAGAACCTGTCAAGCGAATCGTGGATCAAGAGGGTGTACTGATCGAAAAAATCTACAACCCTTCTGTTGGCAAGTACGATGTGCGCGTGATCACCGGTCCCGGCTACGCTACCAAGCGCCAAGAGGCTCTGGAGAGCATGGCTCAGTTGCTGCAAGGCAACCCACAGTTGTGGCAAGTTGCTGGCGACCTGTTTGTCAAGAACATGGACTGGCCCGGTGCTCAAGACCTTGCCAAGCGGTTCAAGAAAACCATCGACCCCAAAGTGCTGGCCGACGAAGACGATCCAGCCTTGGCCGCTGCCAACCAGCAGATGGAGGCAATGGCCGCTGAGATGGAGAACATGTTCCAGATGTTGCAAAACGTCAACCAGAGCATGGAAGCCCGCGAGATGCAGATCAAGCAGTTTGAGGCTGACATCAAGGCATATCAGGCCGAAACACAGCGAATCAGCACCGTGCAGGCTGGCATGTCGCCCGAGCAGATTCAGGACATTGTGATGGGCACAATTGCCGCAGCAATGGACACTGGCGATCTTGTTGGTGGTGCACCGCAAATGCCTGAGATGCAGATGCCTGAGATGCAGCAACCTCAAATGGCCCCCGAACAGGGTCAGATGCCACCTGAAGGGATGATGTAATGAGTTGCGCTGATTTCATGGGTGAATTGTTCTTGGCGCGGGATGTGGCCCATTCCGTCCACCTCAACACTCGGTCCTACTCCAAACACAAGGCGCTGGGCCACTTCTACGAAGATGTGCTGGACGCTGCCGACAAGTTTGCCGAAGCGTATCAGGGCCGTCATGGTCTAATCGGCCCCATCTCGTTGAAGTCGGCCCGCAAGGACGGTGCAATCTTGCCGTTCTTGGAAGACTCGCTGGCGTACATCGAGGAAAACCGGTACAAGGTCTGTGGCAAGACCGACACGACATTGCAGAACATCATTGACGAAATCATTGCTGTTTACCTGTCGGCCATTTACAAGTTAAAATTTCTGGCATAAGGAGCCATCATGGAACTTCTCAACCCCCTCGCCAAAGCCAATTTCCCGGCTCAAACTGCTGCTTTTACTGGCACAGCGGCCAACACTTCTGGCTGGCCCGCTGGTCCTGAAGGTGTCATGGTTTGGTCCACAGAACCCTGCTACGTTGAAGTTGGTGAAGGTGCCGTGGCAACGACTGCCAGCACACCAATTCCCGCATTCACACCCATTCCGTTCAAGGTGCCTACTGGTACTAGCGGTCTGTGGCGAGTGAGCGCCATCCAGATTTCCTCTGGTGGCACGGTGTACTGCAAGCCGATGAACACAAAATGAGCTTTCTTGCTGTTCGCAACGCTGTTGGTATTGGGCTGGGCGGCATCATCACGCTGTTTGGCGGTCGCGGTAGCGAACAAGCTCAAAGCAACCTTCTCACCGAGTCCGGCGACAACCTCGTGCAAGAGGACGGCGGCTTGATCCTCTTGGAGTAACACATGCCCGCTGTATCGCTCTCAATTTTTGGCGGCGTTGGTGCTCAGTTTTTTGACAACAACGGCAACCCGCTGTCCGGTGGCAAGATTTACACCTACGAAGCTGGCACAACAACGCCGTTGGCAACGTACACATCAAGCACTGGCGTCACTGCCCACACAAACCCGATTGTGCTGGACTCGGGCGGGCGGGTGCCCGGTGGTGAAATTTGGAACCAGTTGCGCTTGTACAAGTTTGTGCTGAAGACCAGCGCGGACGTGACGATTGCCACGTATGACAACGTGGGCAGCAGTTTCAACGCTACTGCAATCATTGCAAACTTCACTGGCAATGGCAGCACGGTTGCGTTTACGTTGGCAAGCGCACCCGCAAGTGAAAACTCAACCAACGTGTACATCAACGGGGTGTACCAGCAAAAGAACACGTACAGCGTTGCAGGTGCTGTTCTTACATTTTCAGAAGCACCCCCAGTTACTTCCTCAATTGAAGTCAACTACGTTTAAGGAACAATCATGGCAGACACCAAAATCTCGGCACTTCCTGCATCAACAACTCCGCTTGCTGGCACCGAGGTGTTGCCGATTGTTCAAGGTGGTGTGACCAAACAAGTCAGTGTTGCCAATTTGACTGCGGGCCGTGCAATCAGTGCAACTGAGTTGACGCTATCCACAGGCAACCTGATCATCGGTACCGCTGGCAAAGGTATCGACTTCTCTGCTGATCCATCTGCTTCAGGGATGACAAGCGAATTGTTGGACGATTACGAAGAAGGCACATGGACGCCGGGTGTCTCTTTTGGTGGAGCATCAGTTGGAATCACCTATGGAACGGCTCAAGGTTTCTACACACGAGTTGGAAACATTGTTCACGTCACTTGTTATCTGACGCTTACAAGCAAAGGATCGTCTACAGGAGCCGCAAGGGTTACTGGCCTTCCCTTCAACGTCAACGCTGGTGCGGCGGCATACGCTCCACCTGCACTTTGGATCGACGCCATAACCTATACGGGCACGCCGAGTGGGTATGCCAATGCAGGGTCTGGAAACATTGATATGTTTCAAACAACAGAAGCTGGCGCCGTCAGTGCATTGACCAACGCAAACTTCACTGGCTCGTCGAGAATAATGCTCAACGCAACTTATCGGGCTGTGTAAGGAACCATCATGGCACTCACAAAAGTAACCTATTCAATGATTGACGGGGCATACGCCAACGTCAAAGACTATGGCGTAGAAGGCGATGGCATCACCAATGACACCGTTGCCATTCAGCAGGTTTTGCGTGACTTTGCTGGTGTCAATCCTGTGTTTTTCCCGCCCGGTACATACCTTGTTGCTGGCGATGCTGTTTTATCAGGTAACGTGGCAAAAGAGGGAATCCAGATTCCAAGCGATTGCAGCATTATTTTTGCTGATGGTGCTGAACTGCAACTGATTACAACCACCTCGCCTCAGTACAACGTGCTGTGCGTTTACAACGTCAGCAACGTGAAAATATTTGGGGGAAAGTTGATTGGAGACACGGATGATCATCCTCCCGGCGTGCTTGGGTCGAACTTCAACGGCATTGGCCTTCGCATTCAAGGCGCAACCAATGTCTATGTGAACGGCATGAGCGCAGAGAAGATGTACGCTGATGGGTTTGCAATCGTCTACGACGATGTGAACGCTCCGTACCCTGAGTGCGTCAATGTCGTTCTGGAAAACTGCACATCGACATACAACTACCGCAACGGTCTGTCCGTCATCGGCTGTGAGGACGGTGCTGTACTCGGTGGCACTTATGCCTACAACGGACAAGCAACTCAGGCTGGAATTGGAACGGGTATCGACATCGAGTCAAACCCTGTGTCTATGGCGCTTCCAGACCCATCCTACGTCAAAAAATACGCCGTTACGAACGCAAGTATTCACAACAACAGAACCACCGGGCTGCAGGTCTATGGTGCTGGCGTTTTTCCAAATCAAGGCATTATTGAGGACATCCTTCTTCAGGACAACAGAATATGGGCCAACGCATCTGGTGTTGGGCTGTATCAATCCGTGGATGTTGTAATTGCAAATAACGCCATTGATGGTGGCTCTGCCAGCGGCATAAACATCAACTCAAGCAAACAAGTTGTTGTGGATGGAAACGTTATTTCTGATTCTGGTCTTCATGGAATAATTGGTCAGGCAACTGGTGCTGGTTTTGCTCTGGAGAATATTGAGATCGTAGGCAATACCGTCAAAGACAGTGCGCTTTACGGCATTACTATCTCTAGCCTTTCCCGTGGCGCAGTGCAAAACAACATTGTTGTGTCTAGCAGCCAATCAATCGACAACGTCTTCGACAACATTCAGATCGATGACACGGACTACACCACAATTAGTGGCAACACCGTATTCCGAGGTAGTGGGGCAAATCAGGCCAGATACGGCATCAACGTTGTGTCCACATCTGCCGGAAATATGGCCTACGGAAACATGGTGTTTGAAGGCGGCAAGACACGGAACATCATCAACACCGGCGTCAGTAATAAGTTCTTTGACAACAAGGTTTCTCAAAGTTTTACTGTGTCAACATTGTTCGTCAATGTGTATCCGTATGCTTCATCTGGCGGCGCAGCGAATTCAATTTCTGTGACGGTGTACGGAACAGACGGAACGAACGCGTTTCAGGATGAGTTGGTGTTTGGTTCTGGTTCTGGTGATGCCGTGGTGGTTGTTTCAGCAAGCACAATCAAAGGAACACCAGACACAAGAAACTACAGCACTTCAGTGTTTGCAAATTCTTTGGCAATGTATATGACAACGGATACTTACACGGTTATTGTTGAAGCGCGAGAAAGATAATTTCTGAACTTTTGGAGAATCAAATGGCACTCAAAAAATCAATGGTAGTTTCCGGGACAAGTTTTATCAGCGGTTCTGGATTTGTCCTTGAAAAAGGAGAAGTCACAGATACAACGCCACCGCTTTACATCAAAGTGGAGACAGTATCTGGTGACAAATCAAACATTAAAGCATTGGCCACGTTCAGCGATGAATCAACCAATGCTAGGGTAATGCACAAAGAATATGTGTTTGCCCCAAATTTGAACGGAAGAAATTTCATTGCTCAAGCCTATGAGCACCTAAAAACACTGCCAGAATTCGCTGGCGCAATCGATTGTTAAACCAAAGCCCAAGTGGATTCTTGGGTCATATTAGGAGAGCATCATGCTTGAGAAAGTCGTAACTGTTGACCGCATTGAAGTTGTCGAATCTGGTGTTGTGCAAGTTCGCACCAAGACCGCCATCAAAGAAGACGGCGTTGAAATTAGCAGCAAGTTCCACCGCCACGTTGTTGCCCCCGGTGCTAATTACAGCGCCGAAGACGCCCGTGTGCAAGCCATCTGTGCGGCAACGCACACTGCTGACGTTGTGGCCGCTTATCAAGCTGCCCAAGAAGCTGCACAAACGAATGTTGCACAGCCAGAGTAATCTGCTGTAAGATAACCCAACCGTACCGGCGAGGTTCACCGGGGTTCCACTGGAACATTAAATGACTGATGAAGTCCAAGCCTTAGCGGAAGTTGACTCCGCGCAAGCACCCGAGGTGACGGCCACCACGGACAATGCACAAAATGCGCCGGTAGTAGCTGAGAATCAAGACGGTAGCACCCAAGAGGAAAAAAAGTACTCGCAGGCTGAAATCGACGCGATGATCGGCAAGCGCCTTGCAAGAGAACAGCGCAAATGGGAACGTGAGCAGCAGGCAAAGCAGGCACCCGTGCCAGCCGCGCCAACGGAAATTCCGACTGCCGATCAATTTGACAGCCCACAGGCGTATGCGGATTTCATCCGCGCCGAAGCTGAAAAGCTGGTCCAACATCGGGAAATCCAGAAACAACGCGCTGAGATTGAAGAAACCTTCGCAGAGCGTGAGGAGGAGGCCCGGTCCAAATACGACGACTTTGACCAAGTTGCGTATAACCCGAACCTTCGAGTCACCGATGTGATGGCCGAAACCATCAAAGCGTCTGACCTTGGACCTGATCTGGCCTATTGGCTAGGTAGTAACCCCAAGGAAGCTGACCGCATTTCTCGCTTGTCGCCACTGTTGCAAGCGCGTGAAATTGGAAAAGTTGAGGCTAAACTAACTGCCGAGCCTTTCCAAAAGAAAACCTCGTCTGCGCCTGACCCGATTCGTCCGGTGACCGCACGAGCAGTAAACCCCGGTGTCACCGACACCACCGATCCTCGTTCTGTCAAAAGCATGAGCACATCGGACTGGATTGCTGCCGAGCGTCAACGACAACTCGACAAGGCACGGGCACTCCGCAACCGCTAATTTTAGGAAATCATCATGAGTAACAGTCTCTTAACCATTGACATGATCACCCGCAAGTCTCTCGAAATTCTTGAGAACAACTTGGTGATCACCCGCAACGTGAACCGCCAGTACGACGACAGCTTCGCTGTTGAAGGTGCCAAGATCGGTTCCACACTGCGTATCCGTTTGCCCGACCGCGCTTTGGTCACTGACGGTGCCGCCCTGCAAGTTCAGGACGACAACGAACAGTTCACCACTCTGACTGTTTCCAGCCAGAAGCACATCGGCATCAACTTTACATCCGCTGAATTGACCATGCAGTTGGACGACTTTGCAGAGCGTGTCTTGAAGCCACGTATCAGCCAGTTGGCATCCACTGTGGACGCTGATGTTGCCAACGCATACAAGTTGATCGGTAACTCTGTCGGTACCCCCGGCTCTGCCCCATCGACTGCTTTGGTGCTGTTGCAAGCCCAGCAGAAGCTGAACGAGAACGCCGCCACCATGTCGCCTCGCTACGCTACCGTGAACCCTGCCGCTAACGCTGCTCTGGTCAACGGTCTGTCTGGTTTCTTCAACCCCACAGATGTCATCTCTCGCCAGTTCAAGAACGGCATGATGGGTGAGCAAGTGTTGGGCTACGAAGAAGTCAACATGAGCCAGTCGATCAAGGTGCACACCTGCGGTACCCGTGCTGCCACTGGCAACACAACCGGCGCTGCTGTGACCTCCGAAGGCGCAACCACTCTGACTCTGACTGTCGGCTCCGGTGAAACCATCGCTGTTGGTGACGTGTTCACCATCGCTGACTGCTTCGCTGCCAACCCACAGACTCGTGAGTCCACCGGTTCGTTGTTCCAGTTCGTGGCCTTGGCCTCCTCGACCAGCAGCACCACCGCTACTGTGACCGTGGCTCCTATGTACTCGGCTGGCAACGCCCTGTGCACTATGGTGTCCCTGCCTGCCACTGGTAAGGCTGTCGTGTTCGTTGGTGCTGCTTCGACCAGCTACCCACAGAACATGGTGTACCACAAGGATGCCATCGCGTTCGCTACTGCCGACCTGTTGCTGCCACAAGGCGTTGACATGGCAAGCCGTGCCGTTCACAACGGTATCAGCCTGCGCGTTGTTCGTCAGTACGACATCAACAACGACCGTATGCCTTGCCGTGTTGACGTGCTGTACGGC